CCTTTCTGCCCTCTCATTACAGTCAAGACAGTACTGGTATAGCTGGTCACCTTCATTATTTCCGTTCCTATCTGAATCCAGAAATCATCTCCGGAATCCGGAAACTGCCCTGCCGTTGCTCCATCATAAGCAATTTCAGTATCGGTCGCTTCATATCCTGATGCATCATTTACTGCTGCAACTGCATAGGCCTGGGTAGCTACTGCCCCTGTAGGAAGGTTAAAAGCCATAAATCCTACAGGCTGATCAAAGATCACCCAGTCTCCAGTCGTTGCAAGAGTTACCTGAACTTCCTCTAATTCAAGCTCATTGAAAAGTACGTTCTTAAACCCACTTGGGGTCATTTCTGCGGCTGCCATATTTCATTCCTCCTTACGCACATCCGTAAATCTTGCCCATGCCTTCAGGGAAGGTATTGATCAGGGTCATGTACACTTTAAGCATAAACTTCTCAGAATCACTCGTCTTTGCAAGCCTCTCGAAAGTAATATCCTGCAGAACCCTCTGTTCCAGGAACCTCGTATTAAGCACAAGAATTTCCCTTGCAGAAGCAGTCGTTGGCATAAACTGGGACACTATCAACGGAATTTCCCCGACTACTGTATTAACACTCAGGGCCTTAAGCCCCCAGGCAACAGTCGTATAAGGATCAGTGTACCTTACAGTCTGCATGATCTGTCTCTTCAGCTTACTGGCAGTGAACGGATCAGTAATGAGCAGGTTCGGAGCTCCCTTATCGATAAAACACTTATTGACCATATCATCAATATCTTCCATCGTTGGATCAGCTCCACTCAGGTTCTCGGTATTCGCTGCAGAATCTGTTCCGACAAGCACTCTCAACCCATTCGGCTGATAAGGGTTAGTACTGTTATTTCCATTCAGGAGAGTGTCCTCAATAGTCTCGTTAAGACTCTGAGTCTTATTCATCATCTCCCTTCTCATCGTGTTCGCAAAGTGAGCTCCACCACTCTGAGCAACTCCAGTTACTCTCCCGGTAATCCGACAATACCTTATGACTTCACTTTCAAGCTTGCTGGTATCATCTGCTTCTTCAAGAGCTGGATCTTCTTTCCCCCAAGTTCCATCTTCTCTTGCAGTAATCCGGAAATAGTTGGCAGTAAGTCCAAGGTTAGTGACCTTCGGAATCAGGGCCTTAATTGGAGTAAACCTCCGAGTAATATCAATTACTCCGCTGTCATACGCCAGAGGCATAGGCACATATCCAGCACTTCCACTGGCTGCCCCTACATTGCTTGCTTTCTGAACTGTTCCGAAAGTCCTTTCCTGCCAAGTCTTTATGACTTCAGGCATCTCTGGGAAGCAGTCTTGTCCAGCCTCTAAAGGCCCGCTGTACATAGTCTCGTGAGGGGTGTCCCCAAAAGAAAACTTATAGACCCCTTCAGTGTCTACTGCTCCAGGGTTTACAAATTTCGCTACTCCTGACATTTTACTCATCTCCTCTTATCTCAGGGAAAGCACACTTCAGTACATCCCCAATTACATCATTTCCTTTCTTTTCAACGGCCCCAGACTTCTTGAACTTCTGTACATCGAAATCCTGGAACCCTTTAATCAGAGGTGCACCCTCCAATTCCTTGATCCGGTCTTCCAAAGGCTTTACAGCCTCGGCAACAGCTGCCTTTACAATCTCTGCCAGGCCCTCGCCCTTTCCGATACTCTCCAATTTCTTCTCAACCTCTACTGATAGCTCTCCCATCTTCTTGATATCAGCAGGTGACGGGCAATCCTTTAAAAGTCCGCTTACTTCGGTCATCTTCGCAATCACGTTATTGATCATTTCTTCAGTTATTTCTGGCATTTTGTTCATCTCTCCTTTAGTACGGGAAATTCTGAATTACAATTTCATCTTCCTTTTCATTCATCTGGTTATAGCCAAAGGTCAATTCATTCGAATTTACAACTTGCCCCTTTTCTATATCCTTTTCCAATGCTAAACTCACCCAAACTTCTAAGTCTCCGTAAGTTTCTTGCATACTTTTCAATCCGGCAATCATCTCTGATACTTTCATTCTTTCTCCATCTTCTCTTTCTCAAGTCTCTTCTTCTTTTCTTCTTCTGTCTCTTCCTCTTCTGCTCCACAACCCTTAGTAATCCAATTTGGGAGACTATCAAACGCCTTAAAGGTATTAACTCTTTCACATAACTTTGCACACGCTTCTGCAAGCTCTGCAGAGGACTTCTCAAGGCTCTCCTTATTATCCTCTTTCTCTTGCCCTGCGGCCTTTAAAACCGTGAAAAAGCACCCTTTAGCTGCTGGAATATCAACGACACTTGTCTCCAGCCAGGCCTTCATTATCAATCTATCCCCTACTTTCTTTTCCAGCTTTCCTCCTATTGATAGCCCCTTATAAATCCTGTCTTGAACTGCATTTATCATCCATCCTGGAAGCCCATCTAAGAGCTTAATAACCAAGAATGGCGTTTCCCCAAAGGAAGTTACTACTTCTTCACCTTTTGAATCTTTTGCTTTATAAATTACTCTTCCAATAGCTCCTTTCCACTGAGGTGTTTTATCGTGCATAAACTTAACAACAGGATTCTTCATATAAGTTTCAAAACAAGCCTTTAGACTCGCTTGATCAAGAATCTCATCATCCTCGTCCTTAAACTCATTGGATGCTTCTCCTGCTATAATTAAGGCTCCGTTTTCATCAGTGAAAGCTTTTGTTATTTCAAGATTATACTCCCAATTTAAATCAGCCATTTTCTCACCTCCTTTACCCTTTTATTTTATGCCTTCCGCACCAATCATCCTTATAAACTACTGGAAAGCCTTTCATAGTTGGAGCTCTTGCTCTACATCTTCCTAACTTCTCGTTTTTCGGAACATAATACATACAAGTATTACAGACAAAAGTTTTCAAGTCTTTCCAGTTATCAACGGCCATACATTAATTCTCCTCTATATTCAATTTCTTTCGGAAGTTCAAACAGCGGAGCCTCATAACATCTATCATTAGGCCTCATATGGGGAATCATATATTTCTCCCCAGCCTTTGGATCAGTATAAGGTTCATTAATACCCGTTATCTGGCCATCCATTCGCTTACTATCCTCCCCTGTATACCTATCAAAGTGAGCTTTCCACATTCTCCACCTTACCCCCTTCCTCTGCCATCCCGCCCTCCTCCCCTCCTTTGTAGCCACCAGAAACTGATCCCTTACCAGCCTCTTAATTTCCCAATCTTTAAACCCTTCATCAAACAGCTCTTTCATCCGGCCTTGTATCTCACCAATAGCAGCATTTTGACTCATCCCCTCTTCCATCATTGCTCTTACTTCTTGTTCTAAAGCTCCGCCTTTATGAGCCAGAACACCCTTAGCTCTTCCGATAGTGCCCTCACTTATAGCTCTTGCCCTAATTCCAATACTCATAATAGCATCTTTATCAGGGGTCATTATGCTATCCAAATTCAAATCTTCACTTGCCGTTTTAAATCCAAGCTTTAACCCTTCAAATGCTTTCTGAGCTACAAAATCCCCCAACTTATCTTCATCAAGTTCTTCAATAAGTTTCTGGAGCCACTCAATAAAGTTCATTCTTTCTTCCTCTCAACTTTTCTTGGAACTCTTTTACCTTCTACAGTATAAGCTCCAATCCCTCCTTCAATCATCCCTTCATAGAAATTCATTGCGACTTTCTCGGCCTTATAATCAGGATTGTCTTCTGAGCCTGAAACTTCTACAACTTTCCCTTTCTGTTCTTTCCCAAGTAAGATTATTTCATTGTCTCCCACTCCTTCTCGAAACTGAATTTCAGAGTGATAAAGAACTTTCCCTACAGGGACAGTTGCTTCAAGGACAAAACTTTTATAAGTAGGACTTGTGAAACAAGATGCTACTTCTTGACTTTCTGACCAGGAAGATACAAACTTTGTACCAAGACTTTTCTCCTCTCCTTCTTTAGCCAGTTTATTATCATGGACTCCTCTGTAAATCTTCATCTCTCCATCAGGGTACTTCCTCCTCAAATAACTCTGAGTTATCATATAAGTTTTCAGAAGCCCTGCTTCTGCTTCCCCTGATTTACTCGAAAAGGCTTTCTTTGCATATTCTTCCATCCCTTTAGGAGAATCGCTTCCAATAGGAGCTCCAATATATCCATCAATAGCACTTCTAACTTCAGGAAAATCTTTTTCTACAAGCAATTGCTCTTTCCTAAGCCCTTCAACATTAAGCTTACTCAAATACTCTGAATATTCTTTAGGACTTCCCTTAGAAATCTTTTCATGCTTTTCAT